CCTCCTTCCTTAAATTCTTTCGATGCCCGGGATGCTGTAGATAGGCATCTCGCGATACCAGTCTTCCGTGAAGTAGAAGTCACACAAGAACTGATGGCTTTTTGCGCTTGTCACTGCAATTGTTCGGTCAATGTTCTGTGTTCCTTCCTGAATCCACTCTGCAGAGAGACGCGGGAGCGCGTCATAATCGTCTGCATAGTGCCATGCGTCCAAACTGGTCTGATAGTTTGACCGCATTTCTCCGGTTACGTAAGAAGGCTTGTAGCGGTAGTCCGCCCACGCCTCTTGATAACCAAAGATTTCGTTATCTTCAGGTGTGCCTTGTACATAGATTTCGCGGTTATACACCGGCTGTTCGCCCAGCGCTGCTAGACGCGGGTCATAGTAGGTGAATCGTCCGCCGCGTGTCCACTTGGTTGCAAGTCCCTGTTGGTAACTGTGCTCTACTCGTACCACCGCCAGACCGATGATATAGCCGTATTCGGTTGCTGCATAGTCTACCATTTCTTTGCTGCACGTGGTTAGACTGTATGCTGCCGTATTGCCCAGTGCCTGTCCAGTTTTGGTGTCCGTCTGGCTTGTTTGTACAACCTGATTAACATTGATTGCGATGCGCTGACCGCCGATGTACTCAGGAATCTGCAGACGGCTGTCTGGGCTTGTCACACCCCATGTACCCGACAGGAATTCGCGGTAACGCGTGCCGTTGCGTGCATCCGCTTCAAATATGTGCTGTAGTGCAATGCTCATTCGAAGGTCTGCAATGCTGATTGCGCTTACTTCGCCAAGGTCTGCGTACATCCAGCCGCCTGTGCCGCCTTCACCGGTACTTTTTTCTACTCCGGTGAATTCCATTGCCTTTTTTTCTCCAGGTGCTCCTGTGTTGTTTGCGTACGCTAGTGAACCGGGTTTATTGTTTGTCTGTGTTGCTCCCACTATCATTTCTACTGGCCCGGTAAAATTCTGGTATTTTCCGTTTCTGTCGCCGATTCTGATAGGTGCATTGCCCGTCAGGCTGATTTCCACAGGGTCAGATTTCAACGGTGAAGGCAGACAGGATGTGAAATAGTCGTGGAATTTGCCTGCTTTGGCTGGTTTTCTGCTGTATAGTTCCGCTTCGTTTGTTGACGTTGTTGCATCCGGTTTGTTCGCGTTTGCATGGTATGTTGATGCGTCAGTTGCATTTCCCCCTTCATCCGTTTTCTTATAGCCCAGCATTAACGGTGCTTCCAGATTTTCGTCTCGAAACCACTCGTTATAAATCATGGCGTAGGCGCGTGCCGGCAGCGCGTTTACGATGATTGGGTTTTTTACTTCGGTCGGCAGTCCAAAGTAGTCTCCAATACTGCCATTATTCAGACCGCTTACTCCGCCGATTAGACTATGCGGTGTGCTGTATTCGGTTTTATCTGCCCAGTAGTTTGTATCGTTTTCGCCGAACATGTTCTCCCAGTGTTCCCACAGCAGTCGGCACGGAACAAAGAAGAAGTACGTGTCCATGTAGCAGTTGTCCATGATAGGATAAATAGGCGTACTCATACGGATAAGGCCGTTAAGACGTATTCGTGCTGTATCGCCCGGAAGCACCTCATCGCAGTAAATGGGTACTAAATCGCCCTCGTTGATGGTCGTCAGAAGCTGGTGGCTTCTGTCAAACTTGCTTCGTGGTCGTTCCATTCGCGGCACTTGCGCGAAATGGTTTTCACTGTTTCGGTTCGTTTTCCTTCACCTCTTCCTTTTTTTCTTCCTGCTTCGGCTGTTCGGTCTGCTGCACCTGTTTCAGCTGTTCCATTGTTTCGGCTGCTGCTTCGGCCTTTTCGTGCATCGTCATGATATCCTTTGGCAGATTTTCAAGGTCAGTTCCTTCGGTGTATACCATGCTCTTTGCCTTGATACTGGTGTCTCCTGCTTCCAGCCGTGCGATTGCGCTTGCAAGGTCGTAGCCCTCGCCCGCTCGCTGGATTTTTTCGTATGTGTTCTCGTCTGGCTGCTCGATGTAGTCGGTTGTGCCGTTCGGTCGTTTAACTGCTTTCCACGTTGGTGCGGTCTTGCTGCCCGGATTGTTTACCATTCTTTCGGTCGGCAGTCCGTAGTACCTTACCAGTTTATCAGGATTTAGCATTGGCCGTCTCCTTCAGGTCGATGAGTCGTGCGATGTGTTCAGGCATTGCTTCGCTCATGTAGCCGGTCTCGGTGTCAAACTCGCCCAGTTCCACGAGACTGATGTCTTCGATTTCGCTTGGCTTGCTTTCGTTGGCTTTCCATCGTGCCGTTCGGACTGCCTGTGCCCTGTTGTTCTGCAGAAATGGCTGTGAGTAGCCGTTGGTCAATGCATCGTGGAATGAATAGAATTTCAGTTTCATGTTTTTCTCCTTTACTCTTTGTCTTTGTTTGCGTCCTTCAGTGCGTGGTAGATTTCATCGAGCTTTTCAAGGATGTTCATCATCAGCGCAATTGCTTCCTTAACGTCCTTGACCTTAATTAATGCCATTAAGTCACCTCTTTTCTTTGGTTTGTATTGCTTACAGTCGGATGCCGCCGCGTGAGACCTTCGGTCTGACGTTGATGTTTTTTACCCGCTTTGCAGTCTGAGTAAAGCGTTTCTGATCACCTTGACCCGCTCCGCTTCTATGTGCCATTTTTATACCCCCTTTCTGTATTTTTTTCCGGTTCGCACATCGAAGTGCACCCAATTTGTGTATACGATAATGCCGCATCTATCCGGGACGATTTCATTCAGTTTGTTGGCGAGTTCTTTTGCACTCATGCCATTGACCCGGATATCTGCTGCCATACCGCGCATGTGGTAGCTGTATTTTGCTCCGTTGCATTTTTTGTTCCACTCTGGTGTTCTGTATCCGCTGTTTATGATTACCGGCTTTCCGACTTGGTTTCTGAGGATATCCAGAATGGTCACTAAATAGCTGTCGATGAACACGACTTGCGAGCCATCTTTGCACGCGAATTCTCGTACTTTAAAGTGTTGACCTACTTTTTCGTTTGCGTCTGTATCCATTATATAGCTTTTAAGCATTTTCGTCAATTCTCCTTTTCGGTGAAGTACATTTCTACTTCTTCAATTTTGTATAGTGAATAGATTCCTTCGTTTTTGTTTGCGTATTCTTTTGCTCTTTGTTTTGCTTTTTTTGGTTCATCGTTGATTCTCAATACTGTGGTTATGCTATCGTTAGCGTTCAATTTTCTCAGTTCGTATTTGTGCTTCATCTTTAGCACCTTCCTTTCTGTGATTATATTATATCATATTTTTGGAATATTTTCAAGTTTTTTTTTAAAATTTAATTGATATATTAGTAGCTGGTTTTGCTCCTTTGTTTTGAAAAGCGCTTTAGCGCTCTGTCGTATGGAGCGCAGCGG